GGTCTTTCGTCAGGTTGTCGGCGCGGCCATCGTGCGTCTCGTGGCTCCACTCGGCATCGAAAAACAGCGGGTATCCAGACGGTGCAAGGCTTGCGCAGAAGTCTGCCTCCTCGCGGGCTTCTTCCACCGTGATGGCCTGCGAGAAGAAGTAGAACCCCAGCAGCTTGTTGTTGGCCTTGGCCCCGGCAAGGTTGGCATCGTACTGCTCATCCTTCATCAGCTTTCCGCTGCCGTAGCCGCGATACCCGATGCGAACAATGGCACGGTAGGGAACCTTTGCCCAGTCAATAGCGCCCTGATAGTGAGACACATCAATCAGCACTTCCTCGCCGCTGGGCTGTGCAGCGTCTGCGAGTTTTTCTACTGCGTGCTCGCCAGGGCGGTATGTAAACACCTGCCCGCTCGCCGTGGTGAAGTCGTTGTCCAGCCACACCAGTGGGTTGGTGCGGCTGCCGTTCAGAATGACTTCAAAATGCAGGTGCGCCCCAAACACATTGCCGGTAACGCCAGAATAGCCGATAAGTTCGCCCTCTTTGACCTGCTGTCCCAGCTTGACGCAATATCTGCTCAGGTGTGCGTACCGGGTCTGCAGCACGCCGCCTTTGTAGGGCGCGTGTCTGATTCTCACCATGTTGCCGTAGCTCTGCATCCCGGTTTTTGTATGGCCGTCCCAGTCCTGCACCTGGTCAACGGTGCCGCCCTCTGCCGCGTAGACCGGCTGCGTGCTGGTATTGCCGGTCTGGGTGCGCAGGTCGATGGCCCGGTGCATACTGCCGTCGTTATAAAACCATCCTTGCGTGATGATGTGCTGGGCCAGAGGCCACGCCAGCAACACCTCACCGTTTGAGAGTCTCATTGATTTTCCTCCTCGTACAGCGGATTTTGAACCTGCTCATTCGTTGCGTTGCCGTCCTGCACCGTTTCAGCGTCCAGCGCATCATAATACGCCTGCGCCAGCGCTTCTACCTCTGCAATGTCCGCCTCATCCAGCAGGCCGTTGTCGTAGTGCGTGTACGCCTTGTCCAACCAGAACGCAACGTCCCGCCCCGCGCCAATTTCCCGCTTGATGCTGCGCAAAGTCAAATCGTGCCGTGCTTTACTCTTGATAGCCATTTTATTACTCCTTTCAGGTTTGCGATGCTACTGCATCTTCCAAATCGGTAATCCGTTTAATGGGGTCTGCTCGTCCCGTCACAGTCGCGCTGTCGGCGTCAGTCAGCACGGTGTTTGTGCCTGCAAGCGCGGGCAACGGCTTTGCGCCTGTGGCTTGGATGATTTTGTTGACAGCGCCAGGAATGCGAGTATAGCATATTTGTACTGGTGTTCCAGCTTCTGCCTGGGATCTTAAATAGCTCTTAAACTCATCAACACTAGCAAAATTCGTATTAAATATAGCTTTTATCGTGTACCTGAGACATACACCTTTAACGCCGTTCTGAAATTCACCACTGCTTAAACTATTAAAATGCGAACATATACCGTTGTCAGATATTTCGGGCAAATAGAATGAATACTGACCATGCGTTTCTTCTTTCAAATCTTCTGTTCCGTCAAATGCCTTAAATACATACAATGATTCTGTCGTGCCCGTCACCGCGTCCACCTCACCGCCATAAACGGTTTCAGGCAGGGTCAGGGTGTTGGTCTGCCCTATGTACGGTGTGTAGGTGGTGGGAGGGGTGGTGCCAGGAACAATGTACGGATACACTGTCTTATCAATTGTTGTGCCAGCAGCCACATAAAAATACCAATACTCGGTTACGTCCCCAGCCAAAATATTAAAAGTGTTTTCGGATTTTGCCCAAAATCTTGTCCCGTTTCTCTGCACCACAATACTACTAACAGTTTGTTTATCCAAACTCGGCCCGTTGTATTTCCCGGGCGGCAGATGCCAAACTGGAAATAATGGGCTATCCGCATTAGTCGTTGCTGTGCCAGACATATGAATACCTCCGTCCGGAACATACTCATATGTGATGCCGTTTTTTGTGGATTTATTAAATGGCTTTATATTCAGCAGATTCTCCCCGCACCGTTCAACCGCCACGCTGTCACGCCCCTTGATGGGGCGGATGTTTTCGTAGGGTTCCCAAGCTGTGGGCGTGCTGCCCTTTTCAATCTGCGGCTGTACAGTGGTTTTTACCGTTTCACCAGATTGAACTCGAATATAAAGCGATGTATTATCGCTTGGTCTAATCACAGTTACACCAGATACGAGTCCTTGCGCAGAAATGACGTTTTCACCTGCAATGCTCCAGTTTCTATCCGTTGAGAGCGAGACAAGATAGGAAAAGTTCGCAATCAGGACATAGATTGCGGTTCCTGTAGCTGTGCCGTTTATAACCACTTCGCCTGTATTCAAGCGAGTGAAAGTGATACCATTTACTGTCTTCGTTGCTGCCTCATACCCTGCTGGGTTTAGCTGATTCTTCCCGCCGCCTGCCGGATACGGTGTCCCGCTGCCTTCCTGCACAGGCTCCCAGCTGGCTTTTACCCCCAGCGGGTATCCCGCCACGGGGTAGCACAACACCGGATTCCCGGATTCCTTGATTTCCGGACAAAGCATGTCCACGATGTTCTTGCTGCTCCACGGATTTTCACCAATGGTGCTGTCATCGGGGTAGGCACGCTGCATCTGGTTTTTCAGCGTGCCAATGTCTTTCATCGCATGGCTGTAGTCAGAGGGCATCCCGTCAACGAGGGTCTGTGCCTTGTCCGCGCTGTTCTTGGCATTGTCGGCGAATCCCTTGGCTTGGTCTCTAACGGCCTCAGTCTGGGCCTTAATCTGCTCTGTGGCGGTCTTTATAGCCTCAGTGTCAGCCTTAACAGATTTCACATCTTCCAAGAGCTGCTGAATAGTCTTGTACTCGTCGCTGCTGATAATAGCATTTTCAGGTAGAGGATTTCTGTCGAAGTGCAGCCAGATGGGCGCACTGCCTGCAATGCCACCGCCGACAGTGATTTCAACAATCGGGTAATAGTCGCCCCAGCCAGTAGACATCTGCGGAGTGACAGCGAAATATGCGATTGTGCGCTCTGCATTCACGCCGAGCGCAGGATTGTACACATGATAGCCGTCGCGCTTGTCCATGCGGATGTTTACATCAGCGTCAGACGGGACTTTATACTCTGTGCCGCTTTTTTTGAGCGAAACGCAAAGAACAGGAATGGTCTGGTCATACTGAACCAGATTCACGGCCTTTTTGTCGGGCCTGCTGTCGAAGTCTACGGTACACGATTTGAGATGTGCTGTAGACAACGGTTCATAAATAGTTGCTGCCAAGTTTGACCCTCCTCTTAGTAGTAAATCAGCGTAATCTGGCGGTTCACCGTGCCGTTGCCGCTCCATTTCATGGTGATGGTGTTCCCGCTGATGTTCAGGTACGCGATCTCCGAGCTATACGCGCTCTGCGCGATGTCGCAGATGCCTACCAGCGTGCCGCCCGTGAACGTATAACTCCACGAGCCGGAACCGTCGGCCATGGTGATTGTCACCGTTTTCAGCGCTTTTGCGCTTACCCTTCCGTTACCTGCGTGGTATCCGCCCGGGACTGTAACCGCACCGCCCGGGGATATTTCCCGGCTCCAATTGCCTTGGTTTGTCATGCTGCCGCCAACATTCACGCCCGCTTCAGCGCTCGTAAAATTGTTTCCCGCCAGAACTGCGGACGCAGGAGCAGAGCCGACAGGGATTACAACCTCTGGATACCCTGCGCCAGCGTCGTCCTTATAAGCGCCCTTGGGAATACGCGCATTGAGGTTTCCGCTTTCGACGCTGTAGGAGACAGGGGAAACGGTCTTGGGCTGTATAGGCAAATTACCAGTCTTGATTGTCTTATTTTTGGCGTAATACTTCTTACCGTCCAGCACATCATCAGGCTCGGCGGTAGCTAGTGCCAGCTTGTTTGCGCCGAGGCCACCGCCGCCGTTAAAATTTAGCTGTGTGCCATCATAGGTGAACAGCACCCATCTGTCTTTGACAATTGTGTCCGCGTCAACGGCGTTTGCACCCACATACGCAGGCGCAGCCTTGCCATTGATGCTGAATGCGTCTCCGCTGGCGAACGTTGCAGGGGCCTTGAAGCGGCCCACAGCGCCAGAGCCAGTCAGTGCAAACGTGTTGCCTGTTTTGGCGCAGCTGTACACCTGTACAGTAGCAGATGTGCCAAGCCCCGCAGGGTCGTAGACATCTTTCAGCATGGTAGCGCTGCCCGCCTTAATAGCTGCAATCTCATCCGCCATCGACTTGATAAGAGCTTCATATTGCTTTTGCAACGTACCAGTCGGCAGCCCGGTAACGCCGTCACGCATAAGGCCGCAGACACTTTCATCAAGCATCGTGTTGGTGACGTCTGCGGCGCTTACTGTAAGGCTGCCAGCAGGAACAGACACAGTGTATAGACCAAGCTCATAAAGCAGCTCGGAGCGCGTTAGAGTGGGCGCTACAGGACTTGAAGCGGGTGTGCCGGTCTTTACCTCAAACGTGCTTTCGTTAGTGCTCTTAGTGAAGCGAAGCACGATTCTGTCAATGCGGGGGAGCGCACCGTCCGCAATGGGGATTGCTACAGATACATTTTCCGTGCTAACAACGCTTTTTCCTTTAAACGTGCCGTTGTTAATCCAGGCCATACCTGGCCCGATGGTGATTTTTCGTGCCTCTGTAACGGTTGCGGGGAACGATTCGGCAGCATATACACCGCTTGTGCGGGTGCAGAGGTAGGTCTCTGCATCTTCTGCCGTGTACTCCACATCGTTCAGAGGATATGTGATAATTGCCATTTAGTACCTCTTTGTAATTACAGGTGTCCCGAGTTCAACGCTGTACTGTGTGACATTGTTCTGCGCAGTAATGGTCTTTCCCATGATACGGACTTTCGCATTGATGCCCAGCTCTGGAAAAATGCAGGAAACAACGTCTCCCAAGTTCACGCAGTCGGAATCAATATCAAAGTCCAGCGTTTCAAGGCGCAGCTGCTCAAGCAACTTGCCTTTCCCGTACTCCACAAGCCGCGCTTTGTAGTCCTCTAGGCTTTCGTCGTTTTTCTGCTGCTCCTGCCGAGCGTCTACGTACATTTCGCGGCGGTCAATGCCCGCTGAGGCCGTGTCGCCTGCATAGACGGTGATACGCTCGTCGCCTGTGCCCGCGCCAGCAACGATAGCGACATTCTTGTAGCGTGCTGTTGAGACGCAGTAGTCTAGATTGCCGACATTCTGAAACCATGTAGAAAACTTTACGGTCTGGCTTTCGCCCGGTTTGTATACCTCAAAAAGCAGCTTTCTATTCGGCTTGTCAAAGCGTAGCCTGAAACCAGCGTCAACGGCCTGCGCTATTTTTTCGCAGTATTCCTCAATGGTCTGGTCGGACGTTTGGGCCTCAAACTTGTCAGCAAGCCCGCAGGACGCGCCCAGAGCCACGCAGGGCCACGCTTGCATATCATGAATAAGAGTACGCATAGCGGTTTCTGCGTTGATATTTGATAGCTCTGCGGTGCTTACGCGGTCAGATAAAAGCCGTGTTGCAGGAGCGCCGTTGACAATGATTTTGTTTCCCTCTGTCTGTACGGATTTTATAATCATAAGCGTGTCGCTGTCGTCGATTTCGCAGTAATAGTCCTCTTTCATGAGGTCGCTGTATTCCTGCTGCTGCGACAATTCCAGCTGGAACGTGCCAAGCTGATTATATTTTTCCGTCCAGACAAGGGAGACAAACGTTTCAATCTGCCCGAGCTTGTTTAGTTGAGGGTCGTATACTCTACATATCATCGAATACCCCCACATAGGCGTCATTATAGAAAACGCTCGTATTCAAGGCGTGTTTAGCGCCGTCCGTGTAAGAATGCTTAAGAATGTTGTCGCCCGCGCGAATGTAGTACAGGTTGCTTGCGTCATCGAGCTTTCCGTAGATGTTAGTTTCTACGTCACCGCTCGTTTTGATGACGGTCAGACGCTTGGATGCGCCCTCCCGGCTTACTGTGATATACTCGCCAGCTTGCAGTGCTTCCTTGATTTTCAGCTTTTCCAGCGTGTTCACATTCGTGATTTCGGGATTGCTCAACGGAAGCTGCGCGTAGAAAATAACAGAGAACGTAACGTCCGTATCTCCGTCATTGATAAAGTTCATGAATACACTGCCGTCTGTAACGCCGAACTTGTGCTTTTTGTAGTTCACCGGGAACTTGAAGGACGGCGTCAGCTTTCCAATCTGCTGCCCTTTGCGGTCAGCTGCCAGCCAGTAAGGGAAGGGGCAGAGAACCGTAAACTGAAAAGCAGCGTCAAAGCGGCGCTGCTTGAAAGCCGGGGTCTTCTTCACGGTGCAGTTGCAGTAATAGCCGTCGCCGAAATACAGCTTGCCGAATGAGTTTGGCGTGAGAATGCGCAGCATTTTACGCTTCATCACCCTGCTGTCGCCCAGCAGGTAGCCGCTGACTTCCCGCGTGATTTCTCCGACAGTCGCGCTCTCAAAGGTCTTGCCGACCTGTTGAAAGCCCTGCGACAGCGCTACATCTACATCTACATCCGAAAGAGGGTCTATATTCACGATAGAACCGTAATTATAGCCGAAATACAGCGTTTCGCCGTCATCCCGCACAAATCTTGCTGTGTACATCATTCACCCTCTTTCAAATTGCACCCATCATGAGCGCCCGCCGCTGCTCATACTGCGCCTCGCGCATAAGCTCTGCCGCAGTTTTGGCCTGACTGTAGATGTTTTGGATAACAGTCACACCGCCAACAACAGCGTTTTTCTCGCCTTTGCGGTAGCTGTCGGCCTCTTTAGCCGTCAGAACCATTTCGCCGCGATGCAGGTTTGCAACGTAGTTGTTATAGGGAACATAGTCCAGACCGCCAGCGTGGGAGCCGTTTGTCTGCACCGTGCCGGTAAAGCCGGAGACTATGCCGTCTACGAAATTTCCGACCTGTTCTTTCAGCCAGCCGCCCATACTCTTAATACCCTCGAGCAAGCTCTTTGCCGCGTTCACGCCTAAATCAAAGATTTTGCCGGGTAATTCCTGAAGGCCCGTAACAACAGCATCTAGCAAATCTTTTGCGGCCTGTTCACCGTTTTTCCTCAATTCTTCGGCCCACTCTACGACTTTTTCAATCGTTTTTGTAAACCACTCTGCAATGTTTCCGGGCAACTGAGTAAAAAACTCAATTACGTTATTCAGGAACGTAGATGCAGCGTCGATTGCGTTGGACTTCATTTGCCCAGCCCATGCAATAACGTTCTGGATTGTGGTAGACAGGAACGTTAAAACGTTGCCGGGGAGTTGCGTAAAGAACTCAACTACGTTTTGCAAGAATTGGGAGCCAGCCTGCCGCGCATTCTCTGCCGTTTCCACCGCCCAAATTGCGATGTTTGCAAGCGCTGTGCCGAGAAATACGCCTAAGTTGTACGGGAGTTGCGAGAAAAATTCTACAACAGCATTGATAAAATTACTGCCAGCTTGGCGGGCATTTTCCGCCGTCTGTGTAGCCCAGTCAGCAATGCTTTGCACGGCGATTGCCATGAACTCAGATATTTTATCGGGGAGCTGTTGAAACCACTCTATCGCACTGTTAATCGCCTCTGGAACGGTCTCTGTGAAGAATGTAACAACAGTGGTCTTTACGAACTCAAAAATTTCGTTGACTTTATTTCTGAAATTTTCGTTCGTTGCGTACAGAGTAGCAAATACGCCAATCAAAGCCGCAATCAGAGTGATTACGATTGCAATCGGGTTAGCTGACATAACGGCGTTTAGTGCAGCCTGCGCAGCCTTGAGTTTTCGTTGCGCCAAAGAAAGCAAATCAATTTTCCCAGTAAGCAGCCCAACGACAACTTCTGACCCTTTGAGCGTACCGTCCAAAGCGCCTTGTGCAACCTCTGAATCAGAAAGCCCCATGCTGAACAGAGATACGGCAACTTTGGCCTCGTCGAAAGCAGTTACCATCTTCTGAATTTTCGTTCCAATTTGCCAGCCTGCAATAGCAGTGCCAACCGCGCCAATGGCAGGAGCCAAGTCTTCTATAACAGGGATTACTTCGTTGACTGCCTCTTTGACTTCATCAAAAATATCAAAAATTACACTAAAATCAGAATTTTCAATTGCGCTTGTCAGCGCATTTACTATCGCATCGCCAAGAAAAGAGAATAATTCATCAATGATTGGCTGTAACTCGTCTGCCAAAAATCCAAGGCCGTTAAATAGTGCCTCTATCCCTTCTACAACGGTTGGCATCATGCTTTCAATAACAGTGCTGACTACAGGGGCCAACTGTGCACCTATTTCAGTCATGGCGTTAATCAGCGTTGGGACAATTTCTTGAATACGCGGCAAAATGTTTTGAGCAGCAGTAAGAAGACTGTCTACGAAATTATTGATTAGCTGCTGAACATCCTGTTCTGGGTCTGCAATGCCTGTAAGCAGATTTTCCCAGGCGCTCTTCATCGAAGCTGTACTTCCTTGGATGGTAGTTGCAGCTTCTTTACTGGTCGTCCCCATAATATCCATGTTTGCCTGTACGACGTGAATCGCCTGTACAATATTCGCATAAGACATACTGGTTGCATCAACCGTTACGCCGAGTTCCGCTTGAGTGTCCTTCATGGCAGCGGCTTCTTTTATCAACCGCTTCATTTCAGCCTGCGTGCCACCATAGCCGAGCTTTAAGTTGTCAAGCATGGTGTAGTTCTGCTTTGCAAAGCCGTTATATGCGTCTTGGATGGACGAGATGTTAGTGCCCATCTTGTTCGCATTATCGGACATATCCGAAATTGCAGTATTCGCCATTTCAGCGGCTTTTTGTGTATCGCCGCCCAAACTTGAAACCAGAGCCGCAGCAAACGATGTTGATGTCTCCATGTACTCGTTTGCAGACAGGCCAACGTTCTTGTACGCGTCCTTTGCATAGCCCTCAATAATACCTGCGCTGTCCTTGTACAAGGTTTCTACGCCGCCGACAAGCTGCTCATAGTCTGCGTAACTGCTCAGGGATGCTTTTCCAATATCGAGAGCTGCACCTGCTGCCGATTTGCCAACAGATACAATCGTGCTTCCCACAGCTTTCAGGCCATCAAAAACTGCATTTCCTAGAAACGTTCCGCTGAACACATCCCAAAAAGATGTTGTTTTGCCGCTTGCATCGTTTAACTGCCGTTCATAATCATCTGTATCAAGACTTAATTTTGCGTTTAGATTAAATACGTCCAACTTCTCACTCCTTTCTTGTTGATTTTTTGTTAGCTATGCTGTATCCTAGCTTTAGGAGGTGTTTTGCTATGGCAAAAGCTAAAAATGCAGTTATCGCAGGAGATTACGTCGGAAAGAAGGTCAATCTTTCTTTTGGTCGAGTTCAACTCGACATGGGATTGATGCCAGCAATCACATTAGACAGAAGCACCGTTGCAGATTATTCCGTTCTGGATGAATCCCAGAAGAAATCTATGTCTTCTGGTGTGATGCGCGGGCTTGTTGGCGGCGCCATTCTTGGGCCTGCTGGTCTCGTGGCTGGCGCAGTCACCGCAAAACAAAAAGGCATTTATCAGATTGCAATTCAGATGAAAGAAGACCCACAGTGGGTTGCAAGCGGTAAACGCTTTTTAATCGAGGTAGACGATAAAATCTACAAAGCCATTATGACAAACTGCTTCTAAAATGAGCCGCCCTATTTTTGGGGCGGCTCTTCCAGTTTTCTCAGCTTGTTCTTCATGTGTTCTTTGATTTCATCCGCTGTTCGTGTTTCTTCTGGCGGCGGGTTGATTATATCCCAGTACCTTTTCGGCTCGCTTTCTGTTTTTATCATGTTTTTTGTAATCGTGATAAGTACATCCGACATATAAACACGATATGCCACTTCATCCGTTTTTTCTTTGATTCGGTATGGCAGTGCCGACATAAACGCACGGGCGCTCAGTTTCGGCATACTTAAGATTGCGACTATTACGCTTTCTGCGCCGTACCGAAAGACTGTTTGAAAAAATTAACGAAGTCCTCGTCTTTCACAAGCTCGTTAATCTGCGCCAACGTGCTTAAGAAACCCTGCTTTCCGCATTCTTCTGGGGTGAGGCCGTTAAACAGAGAAAGAATCGCATATACGTCTTCTCTGTGGTCTTTCAAGAAAATGGGAACAAGATTCACAACCCGCGTAAGGCCGAACCTATAGACGTCAATCTGCGTATGTTCCCCTTTGGGAAGCTTACGTTGAACCTCTGCAATGAGGTTTTTGTCATCGGCCATGTTCTGGATATGAGGGGCGGCGATGCACAAGACATCGCAGGTCTCGTCGGTAGTCATCTGAGAAAGCAGTCGCATTTTTTATCCCTCCGCGTCGATGCTGTAGAACTCCATAGGGACAACGTCCTGCGCAGTGATGGAGACATGGCCAGTCAGCTCACAGGAAATCTGCCCCTTGCCGCTCTTGGTAGTCTGCAACGAGAAGCCACCAGTGGACAAAGCGTTTTTCAGGCAGATAGCAACGCAGCCACCATCTGCGCGGTCTCCAACCCACCACAGTTCGTCTTTAAAGTCGGTCTGCTTCAAGTCGCGGCGAGGTGTAATCTTGTTTGTGGTAACGTCTGCACTGCCCAGAGCCATCTTGATATTATCAGGGGACGTGCCAAGAGCCGTGAAGGACATTTTGCACTCCCAGCCGTCCAGATGTTTCAGCTCTTTGGTATTGACCGGGCAGTTGTCAACGTCCTCGCCCAAGTCGGAGAAGGTAGGAACGCAAGTGGCATTGATGCCGCCAGTAGTGGCGCAGATAATGTCGCCGTCCTGCGGAGCGGCAATGCTTGCGGGGTTGAATGTTTTCAACAGAACACCAGCGTCAAGCTGCAATGCGTCAAACGTATCTTTGGGAATAGCGGTAAATTTACCCATATTTTCACCTCAATTTTGGCATAAAAATTCGGCGGTAATGTTCAAATACCGCCGTTTAATGTTTTTGTCTGTTTTATCTGCCAGCGCTTGACAGAAAGGGGAACCGCGCCGAATCCAAATGTAGCCGCCGTCAAATTTCAGCAACTTGCCACCGATGCCGATAGCGTCCGATATTTCCTGCGCTTTGGCATTTGGGACAGCCTCAGACGTCGTATAGAACCACAGGTTCACCGTAAGCGACGGCGCACCTCCTTCAGCGTCAAAGACCGCATCATAAGTCAAGTATGGGAGTATAACGTCGTCCGGCACGGCGTTTGTAGCATACGCAGGGAGAAAGCTATTGAAAAACTGCTGTAGTGCAGCGCCCTTTGTCATTTCGGCAGCCCTCCCATGCGTTCAGCCGTAAAGCTCATTAAGTTGCGCAGCATAGAGGAAGCCGTTTTCGGGGCTTGCTTTTCTTCCGGGCGGCTTGTTACGCGATAATACGCGCCTGTTTCAACGTCTTTGTAGACGCTGCCATACTCAATCGGTACATCCCGGTTGACAACGCCGGTATATATGCTGGTCACGCCCTCTGCTTCTGCACGGCGGGCCTCCAAACTGCTATCCAGCGAAACGAAATTGTCAAACTCCGCGCCCTCTGCCCACTCGACAACATAGCCACCTTCGCCGTCCGGCTTTGTGGTCTTGTCCATAATACAGCAGCGACGCGAAAACGCATTCAGTAAGCTCATAATTTCCTCCACTTGTTCAGCCGTGATGCAAATACACCTTGCCAGCCCGTCACAGAGCCGCCAGAACCGCCGCTTGCAGTAGATTTAGTGTAACTATACCCCGCAAAGCTCTCACTTTGAAATGGGCTGTTTGCGGCGTTCTCATACTGCGTTCGCCACGCCTTGATTTCTTCTTCAAGGCGCAGAAATTCGGTAGGCACGGACATAGCCCAGACAGCGCCATCAAACGTTTCATCTCTTAGCGAGCAGTTACCGTATTGATACACACCATCGTTCAGAACGCTGCCCACAATGCGGAAATACTGTCCGGCACACAAAAAAGGGAGCGCAATGCTCCCGCCCTTGATGCTGAACTCGCCCAGATGGACTCCATTCTGTGTGACAAACCAGTTCCGGCACTCCCTCATCAATTCTTCAAGCATTGCACTCCCTCTTTTTTACTGTCCTGCCTTGACAGTTTTTACGCTCCGGGTTTCTGCGGGCGTAATGGTGGCGACGGCGATGCCGTCAAGGTATTCGGCCCAAAGCTTCATACCCATAAGAGCGTACATATCGCCAGTTGCGCGGCTGTAGTCGCCGTCAACATGCACACCAATCAGGTTGGTTTCGCCCTCGACGGTATAGTTCAGGCCCAGCTTGGTGAAATTGCTGTCGGCGGGGTCGATGTAGTACAGGTCGATGTTCTCAACAGGGACGGCAATGACCTTGTTGCGGGCGATGTACTTTGCGGGCAGCAAGAACAGAGTGGAATAACCCATGAAATTCTGAACATAGGTCAGGCCGAATGCGGTCTGCGTGGTGATTTCCTTGTCGCCCAGATAGCCGTAGAAGTCCAGAATGTTGGCAAAGCCGACAACCTCGGTAACATCACGATCCATGCTGGCGAACTTGTCCAGCACGTTGCCCTTTGCCAGAGCAAGACCCTGCTGCCAAGTGGTAGCAGCTACAGCCAGAGAGCCAGTGTTCAGGAAGGTGTAGAAGTCGCCCAGAACCTTGTTCTGCAGGGCGACAAGGAACGCCTCGTCGGTCTTTTCAACGGCAACGTCTGCGCCGTACTTGGCGACTGCCTCAACGGATACGCTCTTAGCATACTTGGCAATCTCAATGTCTCCGTAGGTTTTGGGCTCGACCTTCATCTTGGTCAGCGGAATCTCATCGCCCTCGGCAACGGACGTACCGCCAGCCAGAGTGCCGTCAACAGCGGCCTCATAGGAGACCAGCTTCGTGCCGGGGGCCTTGCGGATGGGGCGCATAATGCCCATGATGGTGCGCAGCGCGTCCCAGTTCTTGCCAAAGCGGGTGACGAAGTCACCCTCGCGGGCGTTGACAGTAATCTGGGCGGCGGTAGTCAGGTTAGTTTTTGCAGCCATATATTGGCTCCTTTCTGTTAATCGTCAGATTCGTTTTGCATGAGGTTCACAAGCGCCGCCTGCCGCTCGGAGGTGGACAGTACATAGCGGCCCTTGTCGTCCGTCTTGTAGATGTCCTCCCGCGTCAGGGCCTTGCCGCCATTGTTGGCAGGGGGAGTAGACGTGTCTGCGCCTTTGGTGCTGCTCTTGGTGATGTACTCGCCATAATCGGTCTTGAGGCTCTTTTCAAGTGCAGCTGCGTCTTTGATAGCGCCCTTGTCATCCAATTCCAGTTTGTCAAGCAGGCCATCTCCCTTTGCAAGGCGTGCGACAGAGGAAATCCGTTTTTCAGAAATGCCGATTTTCAGCAGGACGTCGGACAGCGCCTTTTCTTTGGCAGCCGTTGTTTTTTCAGCGTCTACGTTGGCCTTGTAGTCCCCGAAAGCCTTGTGCTCTGCTTCATACTTAGCCTTGTAGCCGCCGTCGCCCTGCGCTTTCAGGTCGTCCAACTCCTTCTGAACGCCCGGCAGCTTTTCTGCATCGGCTTTATACCGCGTGACGTCGTCCTTCAGCGGGTCAACAACGCCCAAATGGAGCGCCACCAGTTGATTTTCAATTTCGTCAGTGCAGCTTTCGCCAATGATTTTACGGATTTCAGCGCGTGTAAATTTTGCCATGGGGGTTCTCTCCTTTTCTTCGGTGGCGGTTCTTCGCCATTTGAGTTTATTTATTCAAAACAGCAGTGCTTCGCTGTTTTTGCGTATAAAAATAGCACCTGCCGCAAACGCGGTAGATGCTAATAAAAAGAGCCGAGAGGCTTATTTGCCTTTCAGCTCTGCTTCGATTATTCTTTTGTACTGTTCGCCGTGCTCGGAAACGGCAGGCTTGATAAAAGGCTTTGCCCGTTGGCCGTGCGTCAAATGTACATTGCCTTTAGCGTCTTGATATAACCACGGCGTTTGTCTTCCGCCCGGATAGTAAATGCCAGTACCGCACTCAACGTATACGCCGTATTTACTGTTTGTGCCAACGTAGGCGGCGCGTTCGCCGTTGTCTGTCACAGTGTGTGTAATGCTGTTGCGTAGGTTTCCTGTATCAACAGGGCATAGTTTTTTAGCGTATCCCTCTGCTACAAGGCCGCATTTTTCGAGTGCTCTTCCAACAGCAGCGTCAAGAGCTTCCAGCACCTCGGCGCTGTGGTCTTCAAACTGTATTTTCACGCTTCAGCTCCTCTTGTATCCAAGGGGCATCATCTGGGAGGCGGTTAAGCCCCTTGAGGTATTCAAAAAAATCCCTTACCGCAACCTGTTCCAGTGGACAATTCCAATCGTCAACACGTTCATCGTACGCATGGTCTATTTTATGCTTTTTCAAGTATTCTTGTCTATATTTAATGATGCTTTCTCTATCGGTAGTACTCAATGCCGTATTCACCACACTTTTTTATCAGCGAAACCGCCAAACTTAAAGCTTTTGTATCGGATTTTTCTTCTCCAATGTCATCTGCTGCTTTTGAAGCCGCATTTTTTATAAGAGCTGCATTTATATCACTTTTCTTTTCAACTGAATAAACAGAGCCATCATTCCCAACGTCAGTGAGCATCATCATGTATTCTCTATCGGCTATCCTATATACGTCAGACGGAGAAAACGTCAATCCGCTTGGATGATTATGTATCGCAATATACGGTGTGTCAAAGTCAGGAATTTTCACACGCCCATTCTTGTCCTGTGACACATAATCGCTCAACGGCTCCATGTTCATATTGTAGCACCGTGCCACTTCAACTATGCCGCCGCGATTCATTACCTCGCGCAGCAGGTCTTTGTGTGCTTGCTGTAACTTTTTTTGCCCCGCTTCATCTAAAATGTTGCTCGGAAGTGCTTTCACACGTTCTATCGACTTTATTGTAACAGGTTTTGCAAGACCGTTCAAGTCATTCAGCGCTGTTCTTCCAGATTTTTCTTTCCAGCCTGCCCACTCTGCATAGGTCATATCTTCCACAAGCACAGATTCCCCGGTTTCCGGGTCAATAGCTCGTCTTCCGCCGCTGCCTGTGTCCTCACCGTCAAGCTCTGCAATCTGGGTGCAGCGGCAGTTATACACAAGATAGCCTGGGGCAGAAGTGTCACCGGGATACATGAGCTCATAGCCGTCAACGGTAAACGGTTTGTCAATGTCTACTGTCTGCCCATCTAGGATTCTGTGCTCATGTCTGGTTCTGCCGTCCAGAGTGGCAAGCCAGCGCTTTTTGAGCTTTATGCCCATATTCTGCGCGGCGCTGTAAGTATCTAGTCGCCCCGCGTTCTGTGCTGCTGTGACCGCCGTTCGTGCCGTTCTGATGGCGCTCGTGCGGTTCATGTTTTGCATACGGCTTTGCAGGTCATCCGCAATCTTGCCGATTCCCTTTCCTTGCAGGATGGAGCTTGTCACGCTGGCTGTAATCTGTTGCTTGCCGTACTTCAAATCAATGCCGCGCTGCAATGCACGCTGCGATGGATAATACGGAATAAGGTCAGGCTGTTCAACGACCAACCGTCTGACCGTCTGTTCATCCCACAGCGTAAAATCTGCGCTGTCTGAAACCTGCTCAATCTTGTATGCGGCATAGTTGCGATTAAGCGTGTAAATGCCCGGCGTGGCGTCATTGACGTATGCTACAGCCGTTTCGTTGGCGTTGGTGTATCTATTTGCCACCTTATCACGCAACGCCTCATAGCGCTTGCCTCGGCCAATCTGCGCAAGCCGCCATTGCTTGTATTGCTGGTCTGTAATTTCGCCTGCATCCAGCTTTTCTTTCATGGCTGCGTCTCGCTTCTCGAACTGCTCAAAATAGGCTTTCACTGTGTCGGTCAATTCGTCAGCAGCTTCTTTGTACAGCTTTGCGATGCGTTGTTCCAGCTCTGCGAGCTGTTTATCCGTCTGTTTGTGGGCGTAATCAGGTTTCGCCATTGCCGTTCATTCCTTCTCCCGGCTGGTTCTGCGGCTCGTTAGGTGGCTGGTTGGTAATTGTACGGTCTAACTCCTCTTCCGCTTTCCGCTTCATCAGCTCCTCGTACTGGTCTGCGTCTCCGAGAATGGTCAATAGCTTGCGCGTGATGTACTCGTCGTCGTAATATTCCGCTCCCAGCAAGACCGTCTGCGTCTCTTCCTGCTTGTTGATTATTTGGTTGCGCGTGTATGTCGGATTGTCATCAAGACCGGCAACCGCCAAAATGCCCTTGATGCAGCGCGTCACGCAGCTTTCAAACTTGTCCGTTTTCAGGTCAAGTGGCACATAACTGGCCTTGATGGCCGTTGCAGTTTGGTTGCCAGCGCTGACAGCCGCAGAATCAAAGGCCTGGAAGTCCTCGTATAACTTTTTGATTAGCATGTCAATGGTGGCTTGCGTGCCTTGGAACGGCGCTTCGATGCTCTGTGGCGTGGCCTTCGCGCCCTCGTCACCGTCAGCATGGACAACGTGGGTAGTTTTCAGACCCTCAATGAACTTTGTATCGTCCTGCTCGTCCATACCTCCGCAGTTGGTCAGAACCCAGAAAATCAGGTTGCCTTCGTCAACGTTGTTTACCATGTTGGAGCTTGCAAGGTCGAGCGCGTCAATGGTATTCTGTCGCCCCTGTAGCTCGCTGTGGGCCTGCTCGCCGTTTTTCAGCGGGATAATAGGAAATCCAGGATAGTTCTCACCGTCATAAATTTCTGTGCCGTCTGCCTCGCTGGTGCGCAGCTTCAGCTTATAGGCGCGTTTCGGCTTGAGAATCGCCATATCATCGCTTTTGGGCTTTAGATATTCTGTGTAGCCGTCAAGCTCGTACAGCGTGGCGCGTAGTGGCTTATTGTCTGCCACCTGCCAGAAACGGATTCCGGCTTTAATGGAGCCATCTTCCTCGTCGTACAGTGGAACAAATTCCTCTGCTGCGAACACCTGCACATGGTCGAGATTCCAGAACACGAAGGACTGCCCGTCAATCAAAGCATGGCGGGCAGCGTCCATAATATCTTCGTCAAACGTCGCACCCAGCGCCTTTTTTGTCTCCGGCTCCTGAAATGAAACGCCGTTGCCCAGAAAATACGAAACTTCTTGGTCTACGACCAAGCCAAAAAACTTGCTTGCAATCTTGTGATTTGCCGTGTACATGTCACGGTGCGCCTTGCCCTGCATGTCGTAAATGATTTTCTCATATTTGTTGATTGTAGGGTTTTCTCCGTGGTAATACTTGTTGGCGTTCGCTGCAAGGCGTGTGCTATAGTCGGCCTTATGCTCATTGATTGCGCCCAGTATGAAGCTCATGCGGGCCTTTTCGTACTCGCCAACCGCTACAAAATCTTGGTATGTTTTCACGTCTTCTCACCGCCTTTACACGAAAATGCTCTTGTATCTGGTTTCGGCGGTGTCTCCCGCCTTGTTCGCTGTGCTCTCCATCGCATAACGCACTGCGTCAATGTGATGGTTGTTCAAATCCGGGTAGCCTTCCAGTACTTCCCCCGTCTTGCCGTCCCGCTCGTATTCATACTCGCTGAACTCTTTTGCAGTGTCCGGGCATCGCACGGGGTCTATTACAATAGCATCAAGCATCTGCAGCCACTTTGTACCGTATACAACAGACTTTGGCCCTTTTCTGGCTGGGAATGTCTTCACACCGTACTTGTTGTAATCGGCGATGGACTTTGGCTCGGCGCTATCCGCGCAGACTTTATCCTCACGTGTCAGCCCTTTATCCAGCAGCAGTTGCGCCGTGTCTCTGTTGCTGGTTCTGCGCCGCGTTAGCTCATCAAAGATGTACAGCGTGCGCCGCGCTGCGTCATAGTGCATTGCATTATATGCCCATGGGTCAGGATACCAGCCCCAGTCAACGCCGCGTTTGATTCTGTCGAATGTTTTCAACTGCTCGTCTGTGATTGGTTGAATTTTTAGGTTTTCGAATACCGCTGTGCCGCTGCCGACAACCTCGCCCAAATACTCATGCCGGTATGCTGTTTCGTTTGTGCGCTCCAAGTATTCAGCATCGGCCAGAAACCGCTCGCCGAGCCATTCTGCGGGCGTTGTTTTGTAGGTGCTATGATGTATTAGCTTTCCATCGCGTGCTTTCAGTGCGTAGCCGTTTGCCCAGTTCCGCGCCATTGCAGGCGGGTTGAAGCTCTTGAACGTGATGAACCAGTCACCGCCGCGCAGACAGGACTGCTCCACGTTTCGGATTTGCTCTTCACCGTCAAACTGGTCAAGTTCTTCAAACCAGCAGATGCCGATATAACCAAACGGCACTTTGATTGACTTTACCTTGCCGGGGTCATCTACGCCGAAAAAAAGCACCTTTTGCCCAGTAGGCAAATAGGTGCATTCCATAGGGGAGACTGTGCATCGGAAATAATCGTGTAGGCCAAGCTCATTGATTGCCCAGACGATTTGCGCATAAACGCTTGTACGCAGTGTGTTACCGACCTTGCGGAAAACCGCTGCGTGGCATTGCGGATGCTTTATAAGCTGCAAAATCAGCTCTATGCTGATATAGCTGGATTTGGTACTGCCGCGCCCGCCCTTGGCGACAAGCTCTTTTACATTGCCTGCCTTTATTTCGCGGTGGACTTTTGCGAAGCAAGGGGAAACAACGCCAGATAGCTTACAAGTCATCTATGATTAGCACCTCGCTATCCTGCTGTTGTTCCGGCTTATCCTGCCATCCGAAATTTGCTCGCAAGCTGAACTGTGCGCCGCCTGAGCCGTCTTTGTCATACAGTCTTTCTTCGGCGTATTGTTCGCACTTAGCCTTTGCGCGCGTAATCGTGTCAACGAACTCTGGTTTGTTTTGGTAATTCAAAAGCGCCTGCCTTGATGTGAACCCAAGTGCAAGCGCCAATCCTGTCACAGTAGGCGGCTTTTTATCGTCATAGATGATATAGCCGTTTTTATTTCGCATCGGTTCGCCGTTATCGTCTAAGAACGGCTGTCCTTTGCAGGCTTCAAAGTAGGCATCAATCTTTTCTTGCATTGCCTTTACGCTTCTGTATTTAGGTGGTGCGCCCACCGGATTTTTTCTTGATGCCACTTTATCACCTCGCTTTACGCTTCCATCTCGATCTGATAATTCATTGCGCACTTGTAACGTTCATAAAATCTGTCTTGCACGAACAGTTTTTCTGTGTTTGTCCCGCCTTTATTCCCCATTCCCATTGTCTGTCGCTTTTTTATGCTTGCAATTTCCACACACCCTTTTGGTACATTGTATTCGCTCACAATTACCATAAATGGAACGTCCGAAAGCCATTTTTCAAAAGCACCATAATCAAATTGCCCCGCATAACCGGTGCAGTCTGTATTTTTATATGGCGGGTCAGCGTACACAACGGCGCCTTGCGGAATTTCAACGTTTCTATAATCAAGTTGCAGACTTTGCAGACTTTGCAGCCTTTCCAGCCTTTCCAGCCTTTCCAGGCTTTCCAGGCTTTGCAGCCTTTCCAGGCTTTCCAGACTTTGCAGCCTTTCCAGGCTTTCCAGACTTTGCAGCCTTTCCAGGCTTTCCAGGCTTTGTCTGAGCCTGCACAATCCGACAAGCTCATTGTAATCATCAGGAAGCGGCATAAACTCCTGCATGCGTTGGTAAATTTCCCGCGTCGGGAATCCCCACTGTGAGCGTCCGAAGTAATGCCTTGCCATCTGCGTTCCAAGCCGACGCTGAACCTCAGCCTGCGTCAAGCCTGACGATTTCAAGGCTTTCAGAAGATACGCCCTCAGTTCTTCCTCGTCTCTCTCGGCATCGGCTTTCACGTTTTTAATCAGTTTGTCAAGCTCTGCTTGGGAATATTTCTGATGTGAAAGCTGCCACCGAATATATTTTTCCTTGTACTCGGCTTCATGCGCCAGAACGTCCGCACGGCTTCCGTCTCCTTCGATTTCCATATTTTGCAAGAGCGATGTGTCGCCAAAAACCCGCGCATAGTGCAGCGCTTTTTTCCATGGTTCTACTTCCTGCGCATATAGATAGTTGATTCCGTTATTCCCAAAGCTCCAACAATATCTCACATACGGGTCAACGTCCTTCAGTTTTTGGAATGTTTCTCGATCAATCCAGCGCTTTTCGTTTGCATATTTTCCATTTACCGCATTTTCAAAAACTTCTGGCGCGCCACCCAAATCGTTTATGATAAAGTTCTCCCACTTGCCAGCCAAAATAGCAGCATGAGTAACGGCACATCCACCGGCAAACAAATCAACAAGCGTTTTTCCATCCGGAAGGTGGTCAACAACCCAGTTGGCTATTTTGTTTTTGCTGCCACGATATGGCACTCCGTACCTCATCTTGCAAGTCCTTTCAAAACACAAAAAGCCCACACAATTTGTGTAGGCTTATATCCTCCAAAACCCCTTTGCGCCGGAGGAAAAGCGCGTTCCCGCCCTACCGGTTTATGCTATGCCGGCCTCACCCGTTGCGGGGAGCAAGTCCGCAACGCTTTTTTCATTCCCTGTATTGTCCGCACAGGCTGGCGAGCGTCATTTGTATACCGCACAGCCCTGCGGTGTTCGGCGGTATTTATACCCGCGCCCCTATTCGCGGTTGAAGTTTTGTTTCGCACTTCACTGTGCGGGCAGACTTTTTCAGGCTCTCGAAGTCCCGTTGCGGTCTGCCATCGCGCCGCGCTCCTGATCGGCTTGCCGCTTTGCTTACAGCGTTTAGGTTATCTATCGCGTTTTGCCTGCGCCTGGCTTTCACCGGTGGGAGCGACCCAGCATGTGCCCTCAGCCGGACTTGAACCGGCACACCAAGGCTCTTGCCATTGAGCTACAAGGGCATGTGCGGCTTGCCGTTTGCACGACCATTGTCATCATTTGTGAGGGATACCGCGCCCGCTCACACAGACAGGTTGCGACCCTGCCCTCTGGTACTGCACATGGGTCTTGCACCTTTGCCGCGCCGTTGTTTCGGAACGCAGCGCCCTTGCCGCTGTGATTTTCTAAATCGTATATGGCTAATACGCCACCACTTGGCTGGCTATGCAGCAAATAAAATGCCGGTCTTTCCCGGCTGTCAGTATCGAGAATAGGAGGTTTTGCTATGGACTGTAATGTACCCTCTTTACAGTTTCCAGCATATTCATAATACCACTTGACAACGTCCCCACAGTTACCCTTTTTTCTTGTCCAAAATCCAGAAAAATTTTCTTCTGCTTTCGTAAAACTGCCGTCTGCCGCAATACACAGGCTGGTATTCGTAAGCCGTTCCCTCTGTTACATTTTTCAACAGAGCGCACCAGTTTAAGGGGTCTGCTTCTCTTGCCGCGTCCTCAATGATTCGGACATCTGTGCTTAACTTTAGCGCTCTGTCCGCCTTTCTAGCTGTTGGGTCTGCCTTTCCGTTTCCGTGCGGCAAACCGTCATTTGAAACCGCATCAAGTCCTCTTGCACTAGCAATTTCCAACCGCATTTCAGCGTATCTTTTGCAAAAGTGCTTTAATTCAAGGTATCTTTCTTTTGAAATCCCATATTCATCTAGGTTGAGCGGTCTTTCTCTCATTTTTGCTCCTTTCTTCCATTTTTATGCGGCGCGGCAACGTGCAAATATTGTCATTCTTCCACTCGCACGTCACGCAAAGATGTTTGCGGGCGTATTCATCAACTAGTTGCTGTTTTGTCATGGGGTCACCTCCTGGGGTATAAGTCATTTTAGAAGCCTCCTTATGATTCTATAACATGCAATGCCGATGCGGGTTACGACCAGCAGCGGCCAGAAAATAAGGACAATAACGTTGTCTGCGCCGTCTACGGTGTCCATTCGGTCTGTGCGGTTGATGTACAGGACGGCGAGCAGGCCGCACAGGTCGTAAACGCAGACGGCGGCGATAACAAGGATAATGGTCATGGGGTCACCTCCGGGGATTTGGGGAGCGGCATCCAGTAAGTGACATTTACAAAGTCTGGTAAATATTCCTCACTGAACCATACGTCCAAATCATCGTCTCTCCATGCCATATAAATTTCGTGACAAACAGAATCGTAGATAAGTACGTGTTCGTGTTTGGCTGGCAGTCTGTCTTTAACGCTTATCCAATGTACCGTAGGTCGCATGGATTCTGGGTGCATGGTTGGAAGTTTTTCTATTTCGTGCTGTATGGCAAGATATTGTGAATCGTCCAATTCAACGGCGCCAAATACCGCTTCCATAACATTGTTTGCATCAATCAGCCGCGCCGGTTCTTTCGGCTGGCTTGCGCCGCTGCGCAGGGTTGTGATGCTAGTCATTGTCGGTTACCTCCGCGAGCCAGAATTTTCGTTTGCAATCACCGCAACTGATTTCGTGGCAATTTTCTTCCGGTCTGTAATCATAACTAATGTATTTAGGGCACATCCAGAGGGCATCGTCCTTAATTTCCGCTTTTGGGAACAGCTTCAGAAACTCGCTCTGACGGGTTTTGACGGGATTGTCTTTCGCCCATTGCTCGACTTTCGAAACTGTTTCCTCAATGCTTTTAATCGAATCGTAGTCGAACCCAACCATGCAGCACATGTCATTTTTGTAAACAGGGCATTCCTCGCAGCTTTGATTTTTGCATAACCTGTTTACCGTCTTGAAAAATTTAACTGCGTCCATTAGTTGTCAACCTCCTCGTTCCAGTATTTGTATCTGCACTTCTCGCACATTTCTTCAGATGCCACGCCTACCTCGCACGCCTTCTTTTTGTCAAAATGCGCAGTGCAAAAAGTGGTTGTAATACTGTACATGTTCGCGTTCGGGAACATTTTTTGAAATTCACTTTTTCGTGTTTTTACGGGGTGGCCTTTTGCCCATTGTTCAACGATGCTTTTAACTTTGGAAGCCTTCTCATCTGTGATGTGCAATAGTACATCACAAACACTTCCCATTTCGCTGAAATTATTATATAGAGGGCATTTTTCACACATTTCACCACTGTAACACATGCGCTTCATTGATTTGTAAAATTCAACAGCGTCCATAGTCTCACTCCTTACCAATCTGCGTTTATAACCACAAAATCGCCGTTTTCTATGGCGCAATCGACCAGCATCTTAATGCTTACCCAACCGAATACATCGTGTTCTCTTGCAAAAGTTACAAGGTCTTTTGCCTGTTCGGATGTGAGCGTCATATCTTTTCCATAAAAATCGCGTTCTGGCTCTTTCTCGCGGATTTCATAAGGCACATAATAGCCTATTTTTTCGAGATACTCTTTCCAGACACGCCCGCCGGAATACTCATAGTCTTGCATTGTGTCTTTGATTGGCTTGCCGCAGTGCGGGCATTTTCCAACATCGTAGCGGCTGACTGTAATATCAAATCCCATTGCGATTACTCCTTATCCAGCCCGCGGGCTACATACTGCCCATAGGTCAGGCCAAGGGCGGCGGCTTCGCGGACGCATTTCTCAATAGGTTTTATGGTTTTCTTAAGGCAGGGATGCGCGGCGGGTTTCTTGCTTTTTTTCAAAACACCGGCATCCCTGCGGCGCTGGTAGGACGCCTGCGCGCTTTTGATATTGCGCTTGCGGATGCAGGAATCGCAATAGCGCTTTGTGGGCTGGACATCCCACATGATTTTCCCGCATGTCTTGCAGAATTTTGTTGTGGTCATAGCGGCTCCTTTGTTTGGGGTGCTTCAATGCCGATGCTTTGCAACGTTACCTGCGCCCAGAGGTCGGCAAGCTGGTCATTGCGGTACTCGTTGTATTTATCAGCTACCGGGCCAGTCATTGCATCCTGAATCCGTTTCAGGGTGCGTGGAGAAAGACCGACCTGATAGCACGCCAGTAGGCACAAATATGTGGCCCTTGTTCCTATGTCGTTTCGCTCTTTCTCGACAGCATCGTGTGCCTTTTTCTCGACCTCTCTCAGCTTTTGCTCCGCGTAAATGTCAACTGCTTTCTGCATCGCAGCTGTCGGTTTTAGCCTCGCTTTCATGTAAAATTTCTCCAATTTTGCTCTGTTTTTTTATTCTTAAACGCTCAACTTTTTCCAGTTTTGTAAACTCCATACTTCCGCACATCTCTGCGGATTTTATCGCCACGGTCGCGGAACGCATCGTCTGCGGCTTTCTCTGCCTCTCTAGCAGCTTTGATTTTGTCGCATACTGTGCGGTATTCGCTGTATCTGTCGCAATGCGAGTGACAGCCGATTTCGCTGTCAGAGCAGTTCATGCACGGTGCATTCATGTAGCTAGCTCCTCGATGGTTATTTCTGTTCTAGGTCGTTCACGGTCGTAGACGACGCGGGAACCGTCCACGCTGGCGATGATGGTATAGTTATCATCTGCCAGTATATTTGCTTTGACAAGAATGTCGTGTATTGCCTCGATGTGGTTCGGCAGGTCGCATCGTCTGCGCGTCGGCATGTAGAACCGTGTCTCAACGCGGCAGGGCGTGTCTATCGGCTTTTTTGGCTTAGGTGTAAGATAATACACTGCTGCTCGTTCGTACTTGAGATAGGCCGCGCTCGGCATGACACGCGCTGTTTTACCCTTGTGGCAAACGGGGCATCGTGCGCCCATGTAGAAAATCTGCGGGCTGTTCTTCTTCGTCACCGGGGCAAGCGGTACTGTATACTTGTAAATTCTCCCCATGTGTGGCTCCTCAGAACGGCAGGGCGCCCCCCTCCCCCACGTGTGC